CAGGTTCACTACTATGCTATGCTCTTGGTATCACAGACATTGACCCAATAAAGCATGGACTTCTTTTCTTCCGTTTTATTAATCCAGACCGTAACGACTTTCCTGACATTGATTCAGATATTCAAGATACTCGTCGTGACGAAGTAAAAGATTACCTGGTTAGACAATACAGACACGTTGCATCTATTGCTACATTCTTACAGTTTAAAGACAAAGGTGTTGTAAGAGACGTTGCAAGATGCTTAAACATTCCTTTGCCAGATGTTAATAAGGTACTTAAGGTTGTTGATACATGGGATGACTTCTGCACATCAAAGAATACCTACTGGTTTAGAGAAAAGTATCCAGAAGTGGAGCGTTACGGAGACCAGCTTCGTGGCAGAATTCGTGGTACTGGAATTCACGCAGCAGGAGTTGTAACAAGTAAAGATCCAATATTTAGGTACGCACCATTAGAAACAAGATCAGTAACTGGGCAAGATGAAAGAATCCCAGTAGTGGCAGTTGATATGGGTGAAGCAGAAAACATTGGTTTGATTAAGATTGATGCTCTTGGTCTAAAGACCTTAAGCGTACTTAAAGACTGTATTGATATTATCAAAGAGCGTGAAGGAACAAAGATTGATTTATTAAAGATTGATATGGATGATGCAAACGTTTATAACATGCTCTCTGACGGATACACTAAGGGCGTGTTTCAGTGTGAAGCAGCACCATACACAAACCTTCTAGTTAAGATGCGTGTAAAGAACCTTGCTGAACTTGCAGCATCAAATGCTTTAGTTCGTCCTGGTGCTATGAATACTATTGGTAAGTCTTATATTGCTCGTAAACATGGTCGTGAGAACATTGATTATAAGCATCAAGTTATGAAATCATTTACGGAGGAAACTTATGGCTGTATTCTTTACCAGGAACAAGTTATGCAAGCATGCGTACAGCTTGGCGGTATGTCCATGTCGGAAGCAGATAAAGTTAGAAAGATCATTGGAAAGAAAAAAGATGCTAAAGAGTTTGATGTTTTTAAAGATCAATTTGTTAAGGGTGCTTCGCAATACCTTTCGCCAAATGATGCGTTAGATCTATGGCATGACTTTGAGGCTCACGCAGGGTACTCATTTAATAAGTCTCACGCAGTAGCATACTCAACACTATCTTACTGGACAGCATGGTTAAAGTATCATTATCCTCTTGAGTTTATGTTTGCGTTGCTTAAGAACGAAAAAGACAAGGACGGAAGAACTGAATACCTAATTGAGGCAAAGCGTATGGGTATCCCTATTAAGCTTCCTCACCTTAACGATTCAGATATTGATTTTAAAATTGAGGGCAAGGGTATTAGGTTTGGATTGACTGGCATCAAGTATATATCTGACAAGATAGCTGAAAGATATATTGCAGGTCGTCCATTTGCATCATATAAGGATGTTGAAGAGTTTACATTTACAAAAGGTAACGGAGTAAATAGCCGTGCACTACAGGCAATGAGATGTGTAGGAGCACTTACATTTCCAGATAATCCAGCTAATCCGCAGGAAGTAAAAGAGAATCTTTACGAGTACCTTAACCTTCCTGAGTTCAACACATCTATTCCACAACATTATTATGCTTACATTAATGATGTTGAAGAGTACGAAGAGACTGGATCATTTGTAATATTAGGTATGGTAAAATCAATTAAACGAGGAACAGGATGGTCAAGAGTTGAAGTTTTGGACAAGACTGGCAGTGTTGGTATATTTGATGAAGAGTCTACGTCTATTGAGACTGGTCGCACTTATCTTATTCTTGCAAGTGACAATAGGATTGTATCTGCAGTACCTGCTGACGAGATAAAAGGATCTAAGAGTTCCTTGGTAAAGTTTTTAAACTATAAGATGTTGCCATATAAAGAGGGTGAGCACTTTGTAGTTTCATTTAAACCAAGAGTAACAAAGGCTGGAAAGAAGATGGCATCTTTAGTAGTTGCTGATGCAGGAAGAGAGATGCACTCAATAGTTGTATTCCCAATGCAGTTTGCAAAAGCTTACATGAAGATTGAAGAAGGAAGCGTATATAAGTTTGATTTTGGAAAAACAAAGGATGGAACAATTACAATGAATGAGGTAGAAAGTGTTTGATAATCTAGCAGAACAAATTCACGCAAATGCAGTAGCAAAAGGATTTTGGGATCGCCCAGCAGATGAGATCTTTGTAACAAAACAAATGATGATGATAGTCTCTGAGGTTGTTGAGGCAATGGAAGCATTGAGAAAAGAAATGGACCCAGACCAAATGTCAGATGAGTTTGCAGATATTATCATTCGCACCTTAGACTTGTATGCAGGTATGGTAAAGGCAGGGTATATGACAAAATCTTTAGACTCTGCAATCAAACAAAAGATGGACAAGAACTCTGATAGACCAAAGAAGCATGGGGTAAGATTCTGATGATGACAGTAGAAGAAGTATTGGCTCAGCTTAGTCCAAAGCTAAGAAAGACAGTCATGGCTGGAGATACAATTCCAGCAACACAGTATGCACAAACCCCTAGCTTTGGTTTAAACCGTGCACTTAATGGTGGACTTCCATATGGTCGTCAGGTATTGGTATGGGGCTCAAAGTCTTCTGCAAAGTCTTCTTTGTGCCTTCAGATGATAGGTCTAGCACAGAAAGAAGGAAAGATCTGTGCATGGATTGATGCTGAGATGTCATACGACAAGAAGTGGGCAGAAAGTCTTGGTGTTGACTCATCAAAGCTTATTGTTTCGCAGTGTCGCACAATTAACGAGATGGTTGATGTTGGAACCAACTTAATGAATGCTGGAGTTGATATAATAGTTATTGACTCTATTACTTCTTTATTACCCGCAATTTATTTTGAAAAGGACTCAGATGAACTTAAGCAACTTGAAAATACGAAACAGATTGGCGCAGAGTCTAGAGACTTTAGCAACGCTTGGAAAATGCTTAACTACGCTAATAATAAAGTTAAGCCAACTATGCTGGTACTTATTAGCCAGTCTCGTAATAATATTAGTGCTATGTATACTAGCCAGCAGCCTACTGGTGGTCAGGCTACTAAATTTTATTCTTCAACAGTCATTAAGCTTTTTTCATCAGAATCAGACAATCAAGCGATTAAAGGTAAGATTCATGTTGGAGATAAGCTCATTGAAGAAAAGATTGGTCGCAAGATTCGTTGGGAACTACAATTTTCTAAGACTTCTCCTGGCTTTCAGTCTGGCGAGTATGACTTTTATTTCAGGGGAGATAATGTTGGTATTGATAGCATTGGCGATCTTGTTGATACGGCTGAAATGATGGGAATTGTTGAGCGCACTGGTGCATGGTATGTGTTGCCAGATGGAACTAAAGTGCAGGGTAGAGAAGGTTTTGTCAATAGGGTTCGTGAAGACCTAGATCTACAAGATTCTATTAAGAATAAGATTTTAGATGTCTGAAAAGTTTAAAGTATTTTCAGGAAAGTTTCCTTGTAAGACATGTGCAGAAGAAGTTACATCTGTAAGATTATGGAAAGAAAGTGCAGACCTGACATGGATGTGTTCTAACAAACACCTGTCAAGGGTACCAATTATTATGACAAGGAAAGACTTTGAGCGAAAGAGCGGAAAGTAAAAGAATAGGTGCTAAGCAGCACAAGAACTCAGGTCGCAACACACATAAAGGTGATGCAACCTGGAAAAACTTTACTGTTGACTTTAAGGAATGTTCTAAGTCTTTTACGTTGAACAAAGATGTTTGGGCTAAGGCAGTTACTGATGCAATCAGAAATGGTAACGACCCAGCGATACTTGTTGTGCTTGGTGAGGGTAACTCAAAAATAAGATTAATGATTACAGAGTTTGAACTAATAGAACAAATAATAGGAGAAGAAAATGAGTGAACAAACAACAATAGAAATGGTAAATGGGCTATCTGAAATAGCTGATTATATGCAAGATGAAGAGTTAACACAGGCTCTTACATTTATTGCTAAGATCATTATTAAGCCAGATATCCCTCTAAACGTAGCAACTGTAGAGATAGTAAGGCTTCAGGCAATAGCAGCAAAGATGGCTTTTAAGGCTACTTGGATGGCTAATGTAGACAAAAACGATAGGGCAAAAAAGAACATTTATTACACGGCAGCAGAATCAATCAACAACTTGGTATCAGCACTCAAATATATTATGCGCTAACCTGGTATACTTATATAAACAAAGGAATATAATGACAAAGAATTTACTAAAGCAAATAATGATTAAAGAGGTTGAGACACCAGCTCAGATTGATGCACAAGAGCTTGTAAAGGCTATTGAGGCTGGATATCTAGTTGGGCGTGAGCCTAAGCATACACAGAAGAAAACTTTTGGTCCATCTACTATTGCCTACGGGCATGGAGAGTGTCCAAGATATTGGTACCTTGCATTTGAGGGAGCGGTATTTGAAGACAACTCTGATCCATACGCAGTAGCAAATATGACTAATGGAACTCTTGCTCATGGAAGAATTGAGACAGCGTTTAAAAACTCTGGTATTTCAATTGATTCAGAGTTTAAGATTTTTAATGATGATCCTCCAATTTTTGGTTATGTAGATAACTTTATTAATTGGAAAGGTGAAGAGGTAGTTGTTGAAGTTAAGACTACTAACAATGAAGTGTTTGAGTATCGCAAGCGTACAGGTAAACCTAAGATGGGTCACGTTGTACAGATACTTATTTATATGAAGATTCTTAAGAAGGCAAAGGGTGTTCTTATTTATGAAAATAAAAATAACCACGAACTTCTTGTTATTCCAGTTGAGGTAAATGATCATTACCGAAAGTGGATTGATGAAGCTTTTGAATGGATGAGGGTTGTTCGTAAGTCTTGGGAAGTTAAAGAACTTCCAACAAAGAATTATAGATCAAACTCTAAGGTTTGTAAAAACTGTCCAATTAAAAAGGCATGTGATGAAGCTGGAGTAGGTGTTGTGAAAATAGCATCTCTGGAGGAACTGAGTGAAGCTTTGTAGCAGATGTGACAATAGGTTTGATCCAAAGGTCAGTTATCAGATTTACTGCAGCCTTGAATGTCGTGACCTTGCTACAAAAGATAAGATTAAAGAAAGATATCAAGTAACTCGTAGACAAAAGAGGAAGGGGAAGGATCGTAGATGTTTAGGCGGATGCGATACTTCTCTTTCTATCTACAATGATTCTGGATTTTGTGCAAACTGTAATGTAAGTAAAAAAGCAGTTGATAAAATGTTAAAAGAAATAAAGGGATTTATTGAGTATGAACAAGACTAAGTGGGGTGTTATAGTTATGCCTAAAAGAATTTGTGCAATTGATGCTAGCACTAATAGTCTTGCATTTTCAGTGTTTGACACAGTTACAAAAAGCATAGTAACAGTGGGCAAGATTAACTTTGAAGGTAAGGATACTTATGAAAAGGTTATGGATGCAGGCAAAAAAGTAAAAGCTTTTTTTGATATATACGGTGGCTTTGAAGCAATCATTATTGAGCACACAGTATTTATGAATAGCCCTAAGACTGCTGCAGACCTTGCCTTGGTTCAAGGAGCTATTCTTGGATCAGCAGGACAAACTGGAACACAGATAATAGGAAAGGTTTCTCCAATTACATGGCAAAACTTTATTGGTAACAAAAAGATATCAAAAGAAGAGCAACTTATGATTAGGTCTACGAACCCTGGAAAGTCTGTTTCTTGGTACAAGTCTTATGAAAGAAACCTTAGAAAAGAAAGAACAATAAGATTTATTAATACTATTTATGATAGAACTATTAGCGACAATGATGTTGCAGATGCTTGCGGTATTGGGCATTGGGCTCTGTCTAACTGGAGTAAGGCAATTGGGGTTGACAAATAACATCATGCCTGGTAAACTATATACATCAGAAGTATGGCTAAAAAAACGATTTCTTATTGATAAGAAGTCACCAGAAGAAATTGCAAAAGAGTGTGGGGCAAGCGTAGAAACTATCTATGTTTATCTTGCTAAATTTGGACTAAGAAAGAGTAGGCGATGAATAAATTACAAAGAGTTGTTATTGGTCTTGGTGTTGCAGGAGCTGTTGGAATAACTTATGTCATAACAGCACTAAAGGGCATGCCAGAAGCATTTGATTGGGAAGATGACGAAGAGGAAAGTCATGAGTGATAATTTAAATATTACGGTAGATCAGGTCAATCATCCACGTCACTATACAACAGACCCATCTGGTGTTGAGTGCATAGAGATTACTCGTCATCGTAACTTTAATATTGGAAATGCATTTAAGTATCTTTGGCGTGCAGGAATTAAAGATGAGTCAAAGACTATACAAGATCTTGAGAAAGCAATTTTTTATATCAAAGATGAAATTAATAGATTAGAAGGCAAGTATGTCAACTGAAGAAGATCTTGTTAAGCATCTTGATATCATGAATGATGTTGTTGGCGAATATCTAAAGGGTAGTGATCCAACCACCATATCTAAAGAGTTGTCAATCCCTAGAACACGAGTAGTTGCATATATTGATGAATGGAAAGAAAAAACATCTAATAATACAGCAATCCGTGCCCGTGCTAAGGATGCACTAGCTGGAGCAGATGCACACTACAGTAAGCTTATACTAAAGTCATATGAGGTTATTGATGAAGCATCAATGACAAACAACCTTAGTGCAAAGACTGCAGCAATTAAACTTGTAATGGATATTGAGTCTAAAAGAATTGATATGCTTCAAAAAGCTGGACTTCTTGAGAATAAAGAACTTGCAGAAGAGATGGTTGAGATTGAGCGTCGTCAAGAGGTGTTAGTTGGAATACTTAGAGACCTTGCTTCTTCTCATCCAGAGGTTAGAGATATTATTATGCAAAGACTGTCTACTATTGCTAAAGAAGGACAGGTGTTGACAATAGTATCAGAGGTTGTTAATGAATGACAAAGATTTGTTTCTAGTTGAAACTATAGATGACATTGATTTAGAGGATATAGTTAAGTCTTATCCAAACTATGTTTGGCTAGAGTCACAAGCTGCTCACTCAAGATATAAGCATTTACCAAATGTAAAAAATACAGACATAAGAAATTGTTCTGCCACTAAAATTTCTAAAGATATTCAAAAAATTTTATTTGAAAAAATTGAACCAATTGTTTATGAATATGCTAAAAAAAACAAAATATCTTTTTTTTCTAGTGAGTATCAGCTGGTTAAATACACAGAAGGACAGTTTTTTATTGAGCATACAGACAGCACAGAAGAGTTTCCAAGAAAAATTTCAGCTTTGTTATATTTAAACGAAGATTATT